CAAGGCACAAGCAGATGCTGATGCTAAGGTTGCAGAAGTTCGTGCAGCAGTAGCAGATGTTGCTATGCCAAAGACAACCGCTACAACAAAGATTGTAAGCGAACCACGCACATATACACCAGATTCTGGTAATTCATTCATTGCTGACGCATTCAATGCTCAGTATCGTAATGACTACTCTGCACAAGATCGTCTTGCTCGCCATGCTCGTGAAAACGAAGTTGAGCGTCGTGATGTTGCAACAGGTAACTTCGCAGGTCTTGTAATTCCACAATACCTCGTTGATCTTGCAGCACCATTTGCTCGTGCAGGTCGTCCAACTGCTGATTTCGCAACCAACAAGCATGTGTTGCCAAATGCAGGTATGACTCTAAACATCTCTCGCATGACTACAGGCACAAGCACTGCAGTTCAGGCTTCTGAGAACTCAAATGTTTCTGAGACAGACAGCGATGATACACTCTTGACTATTGATGTGCGTACAATCGCAGGTCAGCAAGATCTATCAAAGCAGGTCATTGAGCGTGGAACTGGCGTAGATGCATTCGTCGTCCAGGACCTCATTCGTTCATGGCACACCACTCTTGATAACCAGATCCTCAATGGTTCTGGAGCATCAGGACAAATTCGTGGTCTTCGCAACACCTCTGGCGTAAACTCAGTTACCTATACTGATGCTACACCTTCAGTTGAAGATCTATATCCAAAGTTGGCTGATGCATATCAGAAGATCCAAACTGGCGTATTTATGAATCCTACACACTGGATCATGCACCCACGCCGCTTGGCATTCTTGCTTGCAGCAGTTGACCAATCAAAGCGTCCACTTGTTGTTCCTACAGCAAATGGTCCAATGAATGCTATCTCAACAGGAGCAGGCTCAGTTTCCTATGGTAACTCAGGCTACTCATTGATGGGTCTTCCAATCATCGCTGATGCTAATGTCATCACAGATGGTGGAGCAGGAACAAACGAAGATGAAATCTATTGCGTAACAGCACCAGAACTACATCTTTGGGAGCAGCCAGGATCTCCATTTGCATTGACATTTGATGCAACTGGTGCTGGTTCACTCACAGTTAAGTCAGTTGTTTACGGATACTCAGCATTCTCTGCTGGTCGTTATCCTGCAGCCGCTTCTATCATTAGCGGAACTGGCTTAGTTGCACCATCATTCTAAGTTAGATTTGCATAGAGCACAGGGCCTCCCGCACTCTATTGCAATACTTAGAGTAATCTAAGGAAGGAGCAGGCTAATAGGCTACCCCGACTTGTTAGCCTGTTCCTTTTAAACGAGGGAACATGAAAAAACTTAAAAAGATTTTTAGAATTAAAAAAGAAACAGCAACAGCACTACCTAAAGTAGAAAAAGCCATGTTGCCTAAATTGGAGAAGAGGAGCAAATGAGTCAATCCAGTACAGTTTATACGACTTTGGCAGATGTTAAAAATGCCTTGCAGATTGAAGATACACTTGACGATACTGCTATTCAGGCTGCCATTTTGACTGCCAGCCGTCAGATTGATGAATATTGCCAAAGATTTTTTTATCAAGAGGGTACTCAAGCAATGCCTTCTGTAAGATACTATACAGCATATAGCCCTTGGTATGTAGAAACAGATGACATTGTTCAAATAACAGAATTAGCATGTGATCCAGATTTTGATCAGTCATATGCACAGATTTGGGAAGTAACAAATCCACCATTAGATGTTATGTATGAGCCAGTAAATAACCCTAAAAAGGGATGGCCTTACACAAGAATATTAGCAATAGGCTCATATGTATTTCCTTACTTCTTCCCACAAACAGTCAGGGTATCAGGAATATTTGGGTTCCCAGAAGTCCCATATGAAGTAGAATTAGCCTGCAAGATTCAGGCATCAAGATTATTTGTTAGAAAGCAATCACCATTTGGTATTGCTGGATCTGTAGAATTGGGTACAGTTAGATTAAATTCAAGACTTGATCCAGATGTAGAAATGTTACTAAAGACATTTAGAAGAAATAAAGGATTGGCTTACTAATGATTAAAATCAGTAAAGTAAGAGATGCTATTGGAAAGAATATAGAATCAATATCAGGTATTCGTATTTATGATCAAATACCAGATGTAGTTGTTCCTCCATGTGCTGTAGTGGGTCAATTAGATTTCACATTTGATGTTAACAATGCTCGTGGTTTAGACCAAGCATCTGTTGATGTTTATGTGATTGTTCAGAGAATATCTGAAAGAGCAGGTCAAGATAAACTTGATGAACTCTTAGGTGGAACTGGCAATAAGTCAATTAAGACTGCCATAGAATCTGATAGAACATTAGGTGGACTTGTAGATACCCTGAGAGTTATAAGTGCTGAAAGCGGTACTTATCAAACTGGAGATCAGACATTCTTATCATATCGTTACAACCTCGCAGTGTGGGGTTAAGGAGAAAACAATGGAATATATAGTTGCCTCACCTACAAAGGTATTAGATAAATCATTTGGTGAGAAATTGACAGAAGAAGAATTACTTGAGGCAGGAGCAAACATTGATGCGCTTCTTGCTTCAGGCAATATAGCAACAAATGCACCACAAGCAAGACCACAGGTAGCAAAGGAAGAACCTAAAGCACCTGTTTTTAATACAGAATATAAAGAACAAGGAGATAAATAACAATGGCTCGTTTAGTACTTACAGACGCAGTTGTTACACTAAATGCAACTGATATATCTGAATATGTCACAAGCGTCACATTAAATACACCAGAAGATGTTGTTGAGACTACATCATTCGGCCCAGTAGGAGCAAGAACTCGTACTTCTGGTCTTAAGGATCACTCAATTACTCTTGAACTAAATAATGACTTTGCTTCAGGAGCACTTGAGGCGGTTATACAAGGAATCGGAATTGGAGAATTGGCTTCTCTTACTGTAAAGCCTACTTCAGCCGCAACCTCACCAACAAATCCAATCTACAAAGCAGATGGAACAGGAACTGGCGCTTCAAAGGCTGGTCAGGTTCTAATCTCTGAGTGGACACCAATCAATGGTGCAGTTGGAGAACTCGCTACTGTATCCGTTACATGGCCAGTTTCAGGTCAAATCGTAAGAGCAACTGCATAGTAAATTATGGCAATCATAGTTTTAAGTGATGTTCAGGTACTAATTGGACCAAGTTCTGGAACTGTGGTAGACTTAAGTGACCATGTTTCATCAGTTCAGTTGTCTACAGTGCATGACCTTTTTGAAACTACGGTTATTGGAGATGTGTCAAAACGACAACTTGCTGGACTTGCAAATAACAGCGTAAGTTTTGATTTTCTTCAAGATTTTGCCAACAATTCAGTAGAAGATACAATTGCTCCACTTGTAGGAGGACTTGCTTATTGCAAAATAAAGCCAAAAGGCAGTCTTGTTACAAGCGTTTCAAATCCAAGATACGAATTTGAAATAACTATCTCAGAGTGGTCCTCGTTAAATGGTGGTGTTGGTGAATTATCAACAGCACGAGTAACTTGGCCCATTTATGGAGACATAAATAAATTTACATCATAACCTATGAAGGGGTAAAATAAAATGGATGGACTATTCATAAAAATCAAAACAACAGATGGAGAAGAAGGCGTATATACTATTCGTCCGAAAACTATCGTTGCTTTTGAGCAGAAATTCGGCAAAGGCTTTGCTAAACTTCTAACAGAAGATCAAAAGTTAGAACATATCTATTATCTTGCACATGGTGCGTTAAAAGATGCTGGTAAGGTTGTAAAGCCTTTCGGAGAATCGTTTCTTGACACACTTGAAGCAGTGGAGTTAGCAAGCGACCCAAATTCAGAATCCACAGAGACAGCCTAACCTATACGGTAGCCATGGTTTCTGTGGAGACTGGAATATCTCCCAACGATTTGCTTGAAGCACCGTCAGGTATACTTGAAGCAATTGTTATTTATCTAAAAGAAAAAGCAAAGGAAGCGAGCAGGAAATGAGCCAAGATGTGATAGTGTTGACTGGAGTTAAAGAGACACTAAGCGCATTGAAGCAATTTGACAAAGATGCAGTTAAAGAATTTAATAAAGTTATTAATTCTGAATTGCGTGATGCTAAAAAAGATGCACAAGGATTTGTCTCTGCTAAACCACCACTTAGTGGATGGAATACTCAACCTGCTCGCAACCCTCGTTCTCGTGGAGGTGCTGGATGGCCTGCTTGGGATCAAAGTATTATTAGATCTGGAATTACTTCCTCAAAGGCTGAAGGAAAAGTAAACAGGGCACAAGGATATACAACTTCTGCTGGTGCATTGAGAAATAAGTCAGCAGCAGGTGCTATCTATGAATTAGCAGGCAGAAAAGCAAGAGGCACTGGAACATTTATTAGTAATCTTGAGAATAAAGAAGGAAATGCCTCTCGTTTAATTTGGAAGTCTGTGGATAAGAATAAAGATAGAATTATAAGAAATGTCTTTAATGCATTAGAAGATGCTAAGAGGGCTTTACAAAGAAATTTAAGTATGAGGAGGACTTCATAACATGGCTACAGGTGCTGTAATTGCACGAATTGTCTCTCAATACTCAGATAAAGGTAGTAAGGCTGCACAAAAAGACATAGCAAAACTTACCAGAGAATTTGATAAATTTGGTAAGAGGGCTTTAAAGTCCGTTGGTTTGGCTGCTGCCGCAACTGCTGGATTTGCAATAAAACTTGGAAAAGATGCTGTACAAGCAGCCATGGAAGATCAAAAGGCCCAAGCATCCTTAGCAATGGCTCTTAGAAATACAACTGGAGCAACAAAAGAAGCAATTGATGCAAACTCAAGATTTTTAGATAGCCTTGAACTGCAGGTAGCAATTGATAATAATGAATTAATTCCTGCTCTGCAGACATTAGTACAAGGAACAAGAAATCTTAGCAAATCACAGCAATTGCTTGCCTTGGCAACAGATGTTTCGGCGGCATCAGGAAAAGACTTAGGCACAGTCGCAGTAGCATTATCAAGAGCATATAATGGTAATTTTACTGCTTTAAAGAAATTAAATATACCTCTTGATGAAGCAAAAATTAAGGCAAAAGACTTTGCAGGAATACAAAAAGATTTAGCGGACATTAGCAAAGGACAGGCTTCTGCTGCAGCAAATACATTTGCAGGTAAATTAGCAACTCTACAATTAAGATTTAATCAGGTAACTGAAAGAGTTGGATATGCATTAATACCAGTCTTGGAGAAGATGGTAGATCGTTTAGAAAACGATGTTTTTCCTGCATTTGAAAAATTTATTAGAATGAACCAGCAGGACATTGTAAATGCTTTTGCTGCAACCCTTAAACTTGCTGAAGATTTTGCAAGGGCAATGATTAAACTTGCTGATATTTTAAAAGACTTAGAACCTCTTCTTAAAATACTTGCAACTGGAATTTTGTCCATTATTGGATATGTAAAATTATTAGCAGCAACTACAGCATTAAAAGGATTTTTGGCATGGATGGTTGGAGGCCTAAAATTCTTTAGAGCAGAAATGGTTCTTATAGGTCCAGTAACCAGACAAGTGGCTGATGATTTTAGTTTCATGGGCTTTAAATTAAAAACTCTTGGTAGAGAATTAAGAGGCATTGGAGAAGTAACAAAACTTTCTGGCAAACTTAAAATGTTTGGACGAGCCTTATTTGTGGCAATGTCTCCAGCATTATTATTATTCGCAAAGATAGCAATAGCAATTGCTGCCGTTTATGCTGCATATAAAGGTATAAAGTGGCTATTAGAGAAATTTGCCAAGGATGATAGAAAACGAGAAGCCGCAAGAAAAATAGCACTTGAAGAAGAAAAGAAATCTATTCAAGTTCTTGGCATGACCTATGTGAATTATGCTAATCAGGTAAGACAATCAGGAAAAATGATTGAAGCAACCTCAGCATCACACCTTGCAGATTTAAATCGTTTAACAGATCAGATGAATGCTGCTAAAGAACAAGCAAGACTTGATGCCATTGATGCAGCAAGACAAGCAAGGTTATTGGCAGAACAAATAGCAGACGAGAAAAAAAGACTTTATATTCAGGGATTAGAAAGAAAAGGTGCTCAAAAACTTCTAACCCTTAATAGAACCCTTCTTACAGATAAAAAGAAGATGGAAGCACAACTTACTGCAATTAAGAAAAACAACCTTAAGTTAGATAAAGAAGGAATTAAACTTACAGATCCAGATGAGATGACTGCCATCCAAATGGAGGCTATTTATCAGAATCTTGTTAAAAATGGCAGAGTATTATTAGCAGAAGCAACCAAGCAACAAAAAGCGGCAGATGAATTAAAACTAAAGGCTGCTGAAGAATATAATAAAGCATTAGAGCGTCAAGCAGACATTGTTCAAAATCTTGATAAATTAAGAGCAAATGACATAGTTGTAATTGGCTATTTGGCTAATAAATGGAAAATGACTACAGATGCTGCTGATTTGTATATTAAGAGTGTTTTGGCAGTTGGAGAAGCAAAGGTAGATGATTCTGGAGTTCTTGCTTTAGGACTTGCTTGGAATATGGATACAGAACAAGCAAAGAAATATCTTGCCTTTACCGCCGCTATTAAGGCAGCACACCAAGGCCAATTAGGAAAAGAAGAACTTGAAGCACTTGGTAGAAAATGGTTCTCAGGTACTGATAACCCTACAGAGGCTGCTACAAAATATTATCAGGCACTTGTTGTATTAGCAGACCAAGAAGTTGGTGCAGATGAAGTAAAAGCCTTGGCAGAAGCCTGGAATACTACACCTGATGCAGTTGCTGCATATCTACTTGAAGTTGGAAAGCCATTTACTTTAACAGAAGATGCAAAATTAATCTTATCTGCAGAAATGATTGGCAAAATTGCTGGAGCATGGAATGCAGCAAGACTTGCATTGATGGCATATCTTAATGCAGCAAAAGGATTTAAGTTTGATATTCCTGGAGGAGTTCCTGGAGGCACACCGTTTGTTCCTGGAAGTGGCAATGATCCTGCAGTTATTAAAAAGGCAGAAGAGGCAGCAGCAGCCGCCGCAGCCGCAGCAGCAGATGCAGAAGCAGTGGCAGCAGAAGCAGCAGCCGCCGCAGCAGCAGCAGCCGCAGCAGCAGATGCAGCAACAACTCTGGGTGGCATAAGAACTGCAACAACCACAGATGAATTAAATGCTGCCGTTAATCTTGCAGCGCTTGTTGGAGAATCAGCATCAGATATTGCTAATGCAATGATGACAGGATTACTTGGACAAGGTGTAGATACTGCCTCAGCAGCCTCATCTGCCAGATATACAGGCATGGCAATTGCTGAAATGCAAAGACAGCAGGCACAGGCTGCAGAAGACGCAGCAGCAAGAGCAAGAGCGTTTGAAGGCTATAGAACTAAAGAGGCAGAAGATTATCTTGATATAAGAACTGGAATGCCTCTTGATGGAGATGGCTGGAGAGGAGCATTTGTTTCTCCTACATCAACTGCTGGATCAAAACTTGGCTTTGGTGGAGGAAATCTAATGGCTGGTGGCTCAGTAAATGTTACAGTAAATGTACAAGGATCTGTAACAGCAGAACAAGATTTAGTTCAGACAATTAGAACAGGTCTGCTCTATGGGCAGGGCAATGGTGATAGCATAACATTGCAGGCGATCTAATGCCAAATCCAATATTAAAAGTAGAAATTGACTTTGCAAGTGGTCCATCATTTACATATCCAATAATTCTTGATTCAGTTACTCAAGGATTGCTTGATATTAATATTTTAGGTGATGTACCTCAAGATGTTGTAGATATTTCTGATCAAGTACAAAGAGTATCAACTCGTAGAGGTCGTAACCGTATTCTTTCTAACTTTGAGGCTGGATCTGCGACGGTAGTGTTAAATGATCCTAATTCAGACTTTTCACCAACAAATACATCATCACCATATTATGGCAAATTACTACCATTAAGAAAAATAAGAATATATGCTGAATTAGATTTAGGTGCTCCATCAGGTGTAGTTCCAATTACTATATTTTCTGGATATATTACTTCATATGATACAAACTTTGCTCTTGGTGTATATGATACTTCTACAGTTACCCTGCAATGTGTAGATGGATTCCGTCTTTTAAATAATGTTTCTACTGATATTCCACCAGTTCCAGGTTGTACTGCAGGTCAATTATCTGGAGCCAGAATAAATGCATTATTGGATTGGGCTGATTGGCCAGGATCATTAAGAGCAATTCAGCCAGGAGAATCTACTATGCAGGTAGATCCTGGTGGAAATAGATCAGTATTGGCAGCAATTCAGACAATTGAACAGTCTGAGTTTGGTGCTTTCTTTATAAATCGTCAAGGTCAGGCTACATTCTTTGATAGAGATGGTCTTGCAGAATTATCTGATCAGCCACCAAAAGAATATTCTGATGATGGCACTGGATATACCTATAACTTCGTAGATCTTGCCTATGATGACCAATTAGTTCTAAATGATGTTACTGTAGTAAGATATGCTCCAGAAGGTACAATTCCTGCTCCAGTACCGCAAATAGTTACAAATCAAGACAGTATTGATACATATTTCTATAAGTCAGGCCAAAGAACAGGCGTACTTATTGAAACAGATGCAGAGGCTCTAAACATTGCTCAAATGCTTGTTGCTTCTCGTGTTGATGCTGAACAAAGAATTGATTCTATGTTAGTAAGCCTCCAAGGTGAGACTGATCTAAGTAAAATATTAGAGACTCTATCTATGGAGATTTACCGAAACATAAAAATCACTAAAACAATGCCTGGTGGATCTACAGTAGTTCGTGAGTTGTTCTGTCAGGGTGTTAATCAAGACATTACTCCAAATTCTTGGAATGTAACTGTCTTTACCGCAGAACCTATCATTGATGCTTTTATATTAGATTCAAGCACCAACGGTATTTTAGATACAAACGCTTTAACTTACTAAGAAGGAGAATAACATGCCTACAGGCAGTCCAAATGCTGGCTACCTTACCTTTAACACAGGTGATGTATTAACCGCAGCACAGGTTCAGTACAACCTGCAGAATCAGTCAATCATGTACTTTGCGTCTGCTGCAGCGAGAGATGCTGCCCTGACAGCAGGGATTGTTCAAGAAGGTATGTTTGCCTACCTTGCTGATACTAACACTACAGTTTATTATGATG